ATTTTGTAAAGCCTTGACGTGTTCCATGATTCTATACTCTTTTCATATTCCTTGATCAATTCAATAATAACTTTATTTTCAATATCAAGCTTGCCATTAGTAGCCGTCAACCACTGTGTAAAACTTATATTACGGGGTTTTACACTTATTAGCATAGGCACGGTATACCGATTCAGTATGGTATGATCATTAGCATTATCCTCGGCAAATGCTCGAATAATTTCAGCCCTTACATTATCGTCCGCTTTATTCCATAGGTCGTGAGGCGATCCGTCACGTACGGCGCCTTTACTTGACCAGGTGCGGACGCTTTTCTTGACTATCTTGCTATCAAGATAATCAAGCATGCTCTGTAGGTCTTGTACAGTTTCACACTGTACGAGTCCATGAATCGGATGATTGTACGATACCATAGGTATCCTCCTACGAATTGGTTCCTATTCCGTACGGAACAGGTAAAGCTTGCGTTGACGGTGTATGACCATAAAAACGCAAACAGGATTCTTAATTACTAGGAATTGTACCATATATTGACACTTTATGCAATAGAAATTGAAAAACATTTTAGGTGAATTCGCTGCAGAATAGCCAACAGAATAAAGTAATAAAAACATCACGTTCCTGGAACTGTTTCTGTATGTAGAAACACACACACCGACCGACCACGCCGCGAAATCGGACAGGGGGCCAGGCGCCCCTAGGAAAGGACTATTCCCGATTTTTTACACTTCCGGACATTGTGTCGTTATCTGGCACAAATCATTGACTTGTTCACGGCTGTATGATAAAATATACGTATCGGGCTACGCCCGAGAAAGGAACTTTCCCGTGGATGATGATCGGTTCGATTCCATGCCTCCAGCCCTCATCAACAAGCTCAGCCGTGAAAAGTCCGCCTCAGTCGTAGCGCTATCCTCAGGAGATTTAGTTTCAGCTACCGCCGCCACAAAAGCCTTCACCCAGCGTAAGCTCCTGGCTCTATCCCCTAAAATCCTCACCCGCATGGAAGACCTCATGGACGGTGCCAACGCATCCGTCGCCATGACCGCCGCCTCAAAGCTCGCAGATCTATCACCAGCCCTGCGCGTGGACCCCGCAGCCAGCTCAGCTTTAACCTCAGATGCCCTGCCCGCAGCCGCCATAGAAGCCCTCATGTCAGGCCTCCGCCCATTCATCGACGCGCTTGCAGGGCGTGCTCCGCACGCAGATGTTTCACGTGAAACACTGTGTGCTTCGCACACAGAAGAAGCCATAATAGTTGAAGTAAAACCTACCCCTGCTAAAAGGAGCCGCCGCCATGTGGGAAAATGATTATGAAGCTCAGGCTACTCGGGCTACTCGGGATACGCCCGAAAAAAGCCTCCCAGTTCAACGCCAGGGGGTCAAGGTTGAATCTTCTACCCCCACCCCGCACTTTCACCTGTCCAACCTTCCAGCTACCCCCACAGCCACACAATTCACTGCCGTCGGCGTGCTCCGCACGAAGAAGCCCAATCCATGAGTCGTGAAACTTCCGATCCGGTCGTACATCCATCACACTACACGTTTGGTTCCTACGAGGTTATCGATGTCCTCGAAGACTGGTTCGCAACAGACCCGCTTCTGTGGCAGGTCGGAAAGTACATCGCCCGCGCCTCCCATAAAGGCCGTGAACTCGAAGACCTGAAAAAAGCGCTCTTCTATCTTCAGCGCCGGATCAAAAAAGTCGAATCCGGCGAAACCCTTGCTTCCATTGAGGCCCTGCGTTGATTCCCTTTGTCCCGTCGTACATGCTCGCGGGACTCCGGATATCTCCACATCCCAAAGCTCCGTTATTTTCCGACGAATCTACCGCACGTGAAAAGCTTCCTGCGATCTTTGCGGCTCTTTCCGGTGACCTCGCCAGTTCATCCCTCAACCGTGAGGCCCATGACCTCATACGCCAGCTCGGTTTCGTCAGCCTGTACTTTTTCATCAACTCAATCCTTCGCCCGGCAGGTCCTTATGAAGCCCTCGATGATCCGCTGGCCCTCGACCAATGCAACTTTCGCCAGTCCGACGACTGCATGGCACCAGGCTCGAAAGCCGCAACCTTCATGCCGCGAGGCTTCTCGAAAACCCGCATCAACACCACCGGTGGTGGTTCCTGGGAAATCCTCCGTGACCCGGACGTATCCATCTGTATCGTCAATGCCGTCTACGACAAAGCTCTTGAGTTTCTTCACCAGGTCCAGCGCAACTTCGATTCAAACCCGCAGATGTCCCGGTTCTACCCGGAGTACGTTCCAGGAAAAGGCCGTGGCCAGGTAAACGACAAGCTCCTGATCCTGCCCAACCGTACTTCCACATCTGTTGAACCCACGGTTAGATGCCTTGGTGTAACCGCTGCCGCTGAAGGTGGACATTATGACATTCTGCTTTTCGACGATCTCGTCGGACTCGACGCAGTTGACTCCCAACACCAGTCCTCTGCCAACATGGCTACTGCCCGCAAGTGGTTCAACACAAACCAGCGGGCTTTGCGTAAAACTTCCCAATCGCGGTTGTTTCTGGCCGCAACACGCTACGCCATCGATGATTGCTACGCTGACATCTATGCCTCCTGCAAGGCCCTCTACGGTTGGCAACGCGGCGACATCCAGCCATTGCCCTCAGGAACCTGGAGCATTTACTACCGCCTGATCGAAGAAGACGGATTGTTCATAAGGCCCTCCGTGCTTTCGCCTGAAGAACTCGCAACGCTCATGCGTGATGATCCATGGTCCGCAATGGTAAACTACTATAACTCGCCTATGCGTACTGGCCTCGCTGAGTTCTCCGATGCCGTCCTCGGTGAATGCGCTGTCCGCTGGGATGACGAAACTTCCGATTACTGGATAGACCGGCTAACCGGCAACCTCGGTGATGACCCCGAGCCATCCGTCCGCATGGGAAGCTGCGATTGCCTCATGACAACGGACCTCGCTGCCACGGACAAAGGCATCAGCGCCAAAACTTGCCGGTCATCTATCGCCGTGTGGGCACGTGACAGCAGAGGGAATAGTTACCGTCTATGGTCACGCGTGGGGTTCTTCTCGATCTTCCAGAGCATCGATTACATGTTCGAAGGCCATCGCCTGTTTCGCGGTCTTGTTCGTGCTACACTTGTGGAAGCCAATGCGTTCCAGAAGATCATTGCGCCCATCGTTGCACGTGAACAGGCTATCCGTGGCACGTACATCAATCCTATCCCTGTGCTTGCGTCGGGAGACAAGAAAGCCCGCATCCGCAGTGCGTTCGGAGTAGCACTCATGCGTAACCAGATCTGGGCTACAGCCGATGCCGGAAAACCTCTCTACGAAGAGCTACGGATGTTTCCGATGAGTGAGTCAAAGCTCGATTGCCTCGATGAATCCGAAAAAGCCCTGACGTATCTGGGCACACCGGAAAGTTCAGAGGAACGGTTCTTAAGGGAAGAATACGAAGAAGACCGGATGTATGCAGGCGCCCAGAATGCAGTTGGCTACTGATGAAAAGAACCCGTGCGGTGATCCCCACAGCGCTCCAAGGAGGGATAAAGCGCCTCGCACGGGTTCATGATGCTATCAAACGGGGGTGGGTGGGTGGACCCACTCCCCTGGTTGTGTAGAAACGTACGCATAATCCGTATGTTTCGCTGTCACCCGGAACTGAGCTTATGAGGTTTTATGTGAATTGTCAAGGAGGAGAGATGAAAAAGCTTTCGGTAGTTGTGTTGCTTTTGTTTGTAGCTTTGTTTTTCTTGTATCCGCAGAGCTTTGACGTTAGCCGTGCGAGGTATAACGCACGGACCCCTGGTATGCCTGAGCTGCTATTGAAAGTTTACGCCGCTGCTGACCAGAATCATGACTCGAATCTTACGATTTCCGAGATGAGAGCGTACTTCAAGACGTGTTATGCGGGAACTTCGTACAAAACCAATGATGTTGCGCTGGACCCGCTGAAGTTCTTCTTGAATCGCGGGGGAGATTGCGAGGATTACGCGATATATGCTGCTGATACACTGTACTTTAACGGTCTTGAGGCGTACGTGGGTGTGGTTACACGACCGGAATGGGCCGAAGCGCACGCGGTTTGCCTGGTTCGCATGGGATCTACCTTGCCGAAGGGCATGTTCGGGTATATAGTCGGAGAGAAATCGGTTGGAAGTCCGGGTGCATACATGGTGATTGATTATGATTTCGTGGGTGAGTTTTCGGAAGCAAGGTTTTACGCGGGTAAGCTGGTGAAGATGCATAGGGCACATGAACTTTGGGGAAAGAAGATGTAAAAAGTACGGCCCGCACAGGGTGGGTTCCCATGCAGGCCTGGTTAAACAGGTTCGTACCGAAGCATGGAAGCATCCACACCCGCGCCGACCGTGGAAAGGATAGTAGCATGGAATCCGGATCGATGTCAATAGGAGGAACTTATGGCTGACGCCAATGATTTTGATGTTGTGGTCGTGGATGATGAGTTGAATCCGGATGCCGGCAAGGTTGTCGAGATACTCGATGAAGCTTCTGCCGCCGCGATCATGGATTATCTGAAGAAAGAATATGACCAGGCAAAAACCGACATGGAAGCACGCAACCAGAAGCTGATTGTATGGCGTAGAAACATGGAAGCGATTGCTTCTACGGCTCCTAAAAACCACCCGTTCAAGAACTCTTCGAATGTTGTGGTTCCGGTCACACAGGTGCTCACGCAGAATCTTTTTGCGAAGGTTAAGGGTACGTTTGACGCACGTAACCCGCTGTGGTCAAGCGTTTCATTGAAACGCGATGAGCATGAACAGAAACTTGCGAAGATTGCAGAGAAGTTCATGCAGTTGCAGGCTGCAAGTCCGTATGATCTGGACATGGAATCAGTTTTGCAGGATTTGTTCTTTGAAACCATTCTTACTGGCGGTGCTTTTCCGCAGGTTGTGTACGCAATCGAAAGTTGGCGGGTGAAAGATGCCACTGGTGCTGATGCCGAGGTGGTTTGGCATGATGGACCACAGGTAATCATCAGGCCGCTTGAAGCTGTGAAGTACCGCAGGGGTGTTCCGAAGATTTCGAGGCTTCCGTGGATCGGAATTGATGTGGCGTTGACCGAAATCGAGCTTCGTGAACGTGCATCGAAAGGGATATACACACCTGAAGCTGTAGCCGAAGTCATAAAGTTCGCTAGGTCCACGCCAAACGACGTGGAACAACAGCAACAGGAAGCAGACAGCTTCGATTCAGGTGAAACTACGAATCTGTTCGATATCACGGAAGTTTATGTGTACTGGGACGTGGATGGAACTGGAGTTCCGGTGGATTTACTTCTTACTGTACACATGGAATCTGGCAGGATTCTGAAACAGCAGTATAACACCCTTGGAGCACGGAATATAACTTCGAGCCGGTACGTACATAGGCCGTTCGCGCTTACTGGACGTGGAACTGGGCAGATGACCGAGAGCATGCAGTCGGAAGTTACTGTTACGCACAACATGCGGAACGATAACGCAAAGACCGCGGGCATGCGTATGCTTGCAGTGAAGAAATCCGCTGGTTTCGGTGCGAAACGCGAGATGTATCCGGGTGCCGTGTGGGAGTTTGAAAATCCCAGTGAAGATATCAAACCTATTCAGCTTGGCGAGGTTTATCCTTCAAGTCTTCAGGCAGAGAACCAGGGTTGGAGTATTGCACAGCGTGCAGTAGGGCTTTCAGACGTGCAGATGGGTTTTGCGGATGCAACGCTTGCATCGAGGGACACGGCTAAAGGCACCGCGATGCGTTTGCAACAGGGTGACAGCATCCTGGGTTCCGTGGTGGAAGGACTGAGGAACACGATCAGCCAGATCGGCATGCTTGTGTGGATGCAGTGCGTGACCAACAAGGATCGCGTCATGGCACGTGAACGCAAAGCCATGAGGCTTACGGAAGATGAACTTGCACTTTTGGATGAAGCACTCGGAATGGAGATTTCCGAGATTCCCATGCGGATGCGGTTTACGGTGAAGACCACGGAAGCAGACAAGACCTATGAACAGCAGAGGCAGAACATGCTCGGGCTTTCACAGGTGTTCGCAGGTTTCGCGGATAAAACTGTTCCACTGGTGGGCATGGTTTACGGTCCTCAGGGCATGCAGATGAAAGCACAAGCTCCTGAAGCATGGGGATATCTGGCAAGGATTCTTACAGGTTCAGGAAAACTCATGGAGAGAATCTTCGAGTTCTTCGGAATTACGGACGTGGATAACTACGTTCCGAATACCGATGTTCTGGATAAGACTCTTGACAGCATGGGTGGTATGGCCGGCATGCAGGGTGCTTTCCAGGCACCGGGTGGAATGGTACCACAGCAGCCGCAGGCACCGGATCAACAGGCCATGATGGCACAGGCCATGATGGCTCAACAGCAACAGGCACAACAGGGAGGACCAGTTGGACCGCAAAACATCGCATAACGGAATAGTTTTTACCGAGGCAGAACTGGAAGATTTCCAGCGTGTGTTTCCGAGCACGAAAGCTGCGAATATGGTTGGAAAGATCGTGGATGCGATTGCCAACTCATGGCGTGGAAGACTTACGGGGCTTTCTGGAAGCATTGATATTGTGAGGCAGGCACAGGGTGCACTTGATGCACTGGGATCATTGGTGAACGAGGCAGTTGCGCTTGCTGCATTAAGCGTGGACTGGGAAGCTGAAGAGGCTAAAGACGAGGATGAGAGCGAAATACCAGATGGAGGAGAAATAGATGTCGGATACTGATGACATCGTGTTTTCGGACCCTGAACAGGGACCGGATGATTTTGAGGTTGCGGTTCTCAAGGAAGGTGAAGCACCTCCTGGACCGGAAGCGGAAAAGCCGGATGTAACGAAAGTTACGCTGACTGCGGATGAATATGCGGCATTGCAGGCGAGGATTGATTCGAATGCCGCATTGACACAGGGACTTGCGAAGTTCACGGATAAACTGGGTCAGCCCCAGATGGCACCAGCAAATGTTCCGCAAGGCCCGGATTCGTATGATCCTGTAGCGCTTGAGGCTGATCTGTTTGCCACGGGTAAATCCGTGGGTACGATTGAGAAGATCATGGAGCGCAAGCTTGCAGGCATGCAGGGCCAGTTGCTTCAGAACATGATCGTGCAGAACAAGCAGATGCTTCAGTTGAACCCGAAAACGGCTGAGCTTTACAAGGCTTATGAGCCTGAGATCGAGAAGCGTATATCGATGTTGCCCATAAATATCCGGATGCAACCGAATATATATGAGCAGATGTACCGCCAGGTTGTCATGGACAATCAGGAAGAGATCATTGAGAAGCGCGTGAAAAGCCGCATGGAAACGAGCGCACAGGAAGCGATCACGAAGCAGGCAGAAGAGCTGAAGGCTAAACGCCAGCCGCTGTACAATGAACAGGGTGGAGGTGCCGTGAAGCCACCGGTTCCGAAGGTTTACTTGACTAGTCGTGATGTCCAGATCATGCGGGAATCGATGCTGGACCCACAGGACAAGGACCATGTGAGGGTATATTTGGCACGCAAGAAAGAGCTTGGGGGTAAATGATGGCAGCGGTTATGCAGAAAAATCGTGTACCGGAAGTGGAACAAATGGAGAAAGTGGTTGTTTCTCTTGACAAGTCCAACGAAGTGGTACTACAACTGAACATGGATGCCAAGGTTCGTCTTGAATGGGACTACCTGGCATTTCGCAAGTTGCCCGAGGCTGTAGTGGAAAAACTTAGGCCAGACAACATGCGGGCGTATCTGGTTGCAGAGACCAAGGCTGAAGACCGGGCTAAAGCCCAGGCCGCAGTCAAGGTTGTACGCAACCCGCTGAGTCCCCTTTCCGGGTACAGTGAGGCACGGGAGTTTGTCCGGAAAAGATCCGGGTGGCATCAGTGCTGGGCTAATCCGGGGAGGGACTTTGACGCCAAGATGCGGGGGCCGTATAGGCAGGTACGGGAACCTACGGCTGAACAGAAGAAGTCAGGGTACGAACCGGGTGATGAATCCGGAGAGGTTCTGAAGCGTTTTGATGGTGAAGGCAAGGTTGAAGCCATTGCCCTTGAATGCCCGCAGAAGCTTTTCGATGAGTACCTTGAATGGATGTCTGCACAGTCTGGTGACCGCAGACAGGGAGTCAAAGCGGATTTCTTTTCCGCTATGGAAAATATCAATCGTGAGCTGCCGAGGGACGCTCGGATCAAGCCGATTGATGATGAAGGACAGCTTCAGGAGTGATTTCCTGGAGTGCGCTGTAGAGAGGAGATCACATGGCTAATATTGATAAGCCCGCTGGTTTCCGTGTGGCTAGCATGCCTGGCAGTTTCCCGATTTTCACAGGAATGATGGTTTCCAACGTTTCTGTAAGTCCTGGAGATGCTATCGTAGTGACAACCAACGGAGTCCTTGCGGTCGCGACCGCTTCAAGCGCCGCGATTTTGGGAGTGGCACAGTCGAAGATCACGGCTATCGCGGCTACCCAGCAGTCTTGCATGTATGTGCCGGCTTTGCCGACCATACTGTTTTCAGGGCAGTGCTCAGGTACGTACACACCAGTGGCTGTTGGTGCAGCCGTGGACATCGAAGGCACCACGGGGATCATGGAAATCAACGAGAACGCAGTAGCAGTTGGCGTTGCGCGAATCGTCGGTCTTGAAGGCGGGATCAACAATGCGAACGGTGCAAATGCACGCGTATTGTTTGTATGGAACAAGAGCCAGTTCACTGGCCAGTCGTAAGGGAGGAATGAAAGATGCCATCGACTAACTCCGTCGCGACTACTGGTGGATTCAGCCAGCTCATCAGTCGTGATTTTTCGAAGGTACTCTTTGATGAGTTCGTAAGGACTCCGGAAGAGTACAAGGCCGTTGCGAACGTGGAAACCATGGACGGAGCGTATATACGCGAAGGCCAGATGACCGGGTTCGGAGCAATGCAGCAGATTGGTGAAGGTCAGCCTGTTCCCTATGAGAACTGGACGCAGGGAAACGAGAAGACCATCTATCCCAGTGATTTCGCGCTGGCTTTCGCAGTCACCGAAAACCTCTGGGATGATGACCGCAAGGGACACATCAAGAAAGCTTTCGCGGAACTCGGAAAAGCTGCCGCGTACACACGTGACCTGCTTTTCTGGGATCTTTTCAACTCGGGTTTCGTTACGACCAAGCGCACCGGCATAGACGGCGCTGCCTTGTTCGCGAGCCATACGTTGTTCGGGCCACAGGGCACCACGTATTCGAACGTCGCATCTTCAGCTGGTGGCCTCAACACCACGAGCCTTCAGACCGCGTTGAATGCGTTCGAGAACAACGTCAACGAGAACGGGATTCCTGCACCGATCAAGGCCAAGAAGCTCATCATACCGTACCAGCTGAGGTTCGAGGCTGAAACGCTCATCAAGAGCGAATACAACCCGGACAATGCCAACAGCCAGGTCAACACGGTGGGCAACAAGGGCCTTGAGTTCATGGTAGGGCACTATCTGACCAGCTCCACTGCGTGGTTCCTGGTTGGTGACAAGCGTGATCATGACCTTCGGTTCATCATCCGCAAGCCCTTGCAACTCAAGAGCACGGATGATTTCGATACCCGTACTGCCAAGTTCAGGGCAGTCATGCGCGTCCAGCCCACGTTCGTGAACTATCGCGGCGTATACGGCAACGCGGGAGCGTAAGGAGGCACCATGCCTGTAACCACGAAACTGACCAACTTTCCGAATGGCGTCAACCAGTTCATGTTTGTTGGTATTCCAGCAGCGGCTGGAAACGTGGTCTGTACTGGCGTGCTCAAAGCCAAGGATCGTCTGCTTCAGGTGCTGGGAATTACCCATACGACGGGTACTCCCACGGCTGTTGCAGACTACACCAGCGAGTTCACGATCAGTGCCGACAACCAGATCAACAACACCGGTGGAACAGCTACTACAGGCAAGCTTGTGCTTGTCCTGGTAGCCAGGTCCGCATAAGGATGGGGCGGGGAAACCCGCCCCTTTTTATCATGGGTGTGGACGACCAGCCGAATATCTACAGCAATATCCTCATTGACATGAACCCCGGAACTTCTGGGGGTTTTCAATTCAAGAGGTTTTATGAATGCTCCAGGTGTCATCTTGGATTCAGGGAAAATGAAATAACACTGTTCAAAGGCAAGGTTTTTGGTGTACCATGCGGGTGCTCGAAAGACATCGCGAAGCTATCTTCAGGGGGTAAATAATGGCAGTTACACGTAAAGGCCAGGTAATCGTAATGAGTGCGGCTGCCGATGCTGTCATCGACACCAACCTCATGGTTCAGGGGATAAGCCTTGACCATTCCGCGGCTGCGAACTGCATCATGCAGGATACCGCGGGCGTGGAAGTTGCAAGGATACATGTTACGACCACTGAGCTTACCAAAGAAATCATGTTCCCAAAAGGTATAATCCTTGACGGGATTAAAGCCCAAACGCTTTCGGCAGGTATAGTCACCGTCTACCTCATGCCATAAGGAATAAATTATGGCTGGCGTAACGACTGAGGTTCTTGATGCACCGCTTGCAGTCATAGCCACAGATACCACGTGGCTGTACCTCACGTCGTCAGAAGCTACGACTTTTACCCAGGCATCGGTAACGTACATGCTTGGATATAAAGCTGGATATGCTACAGGTAGTCCTGAAGCTGGTGTACCTACTGGCCGGCAGATCACGTGTCCAGCCATAAACGACGGCGTTGTAGATGCACCAGGAACCGCGGGGTTCTATGCTTTGTGTTCGGATACAGAGCTTAAAGCTACTGGTGCGTTGACTGCAACGAAAGTACTTACGACCGGAACTCCGTTTACGCTTACGGCTTTTGTAATTAGAAATCCACCGGCAGTTGATGCATAGGAGAAGATATGAACATAGGCGACAAGCTCGACGCCCAGGCGCTCGGATGATCCCATACGTTGACGCCGGGCCGTTTCTTGATGTTACGATTCACAACGAGATACAGCACGCGCTCAAGCAGGTACACCATGGCGTCGCACGGCTTGTCCGGCTTCCGGTGGCTGACTTTGCCGCCATGGTTGAAAAGATCATGGCGTATGGCTACGCTTAC